GGGGCAATCCTTCGTAAGCCGATTGATATTCAATTCCCTGAAACTAAAAAAGAAGCTCTTGATTATATCATGCCGGACGGATCTTCTTTTAAGGATTTGGCAAGGTTAACATGTGATGATGTATTAGGATATGGCCGTTGTGGAGTTTTAGTTGATATTTCTCCGGAAGAAAAACCCTATGCCGCTTTTTATAATTCTTTATCAATTTTGAGTTGGCCGTCTTCCTTTAATTTTTCTATGTCTTTTGGTAAAGATATCAATCAAGAGATTATATTGCAGGAGTTTGTAGAGATTCCAGATCCGGAAGATATGGAAAAAACAAAACTTATTGAGCAACGAAGAAAACTCGAAATAGATCCAGCGGGTTATTATGCCGTTTCTGTTTATCGTAAAGTAGATAAGAATAACGACGCTTGGCAACTTCATGAAGCTCCCAGATATCCAACATATAAAGGTAAAAAATTAAACTTTATTCCCTTTGTTTTCTTTGGCTCTTCGTCTAATATTCCGTCCCCGTCAAGACCGCCTCTTCTTGATCTTCTGAATCTGTTAAAAGGCCATTGGAGACTTACAGTTGCTTATCAATACGGATTACATTTTGCAGGATTGCCTACTCCTTGTTTTGCAGGATTTGATTTTGAGGCAGGAGCAAAAGTCCCTCTTGGGCCTGGTGCGGCTTATCACACTTCTGAGCCGAATGCAAAGTCTTGGTTTCTCCAAACAGGAGGAGAAGGACTTGCGTCGATGGAAAGGGGACTGGACAGGCTTGAAAAACAGATGGCGGTTGTTGGGGCGAGATTACTTGAAGAACAAAGACCCGGAGTCGAGGCCGCAGAAACAGTAAGATTAAGAAGTTCAGGAGATAGTGCAACATTAGCTGATATAGCCGGTAATGTTGAAAGAGGATTGACAGAGGTACTTCAATATATTGGCTTCTGGTTAGGCATTGCAGAGAAAGAATGCGTTGTAGGAGTTAATAAAGATTTTGTTAGTACTCGTCTTGGCCCGCAGGAAATTACCGCATTGTTACAGGCTGTTCAGGCCGGCCAGATGTCATCTGAAACTTTTATTTGGAATCTTGTGCAGGGAGAAGCTTTATCTCCGGGGCGGACAATTGAAGATGAGCAAGAGGCTATTGCAGAGGACAAATTGATTACTCAAAGGAACAATAAAAATCTTGCGGACATTGGAAATCAGTTTTTAACATAAACTATCCACGAGTAAAACAATGCCAATTTCATTAAAATTATCAACAGTCGAATTACAAAAGCTGATACCACTTATAGAGCAAACAAAGTGGAGTTATCGATTGGATAAATTTTCAGATGAGGCGGCAAAAGAAGTATTGAAAAGTGCTCAGAGGGCAAGGGATGAAATTACACAACAATTGCAGTTTCAACTTCCTATTTTAGGGCGGCGGAAAGAACGGTTAGAAGCATTAAGTGAAGAATTATACCATCTATCATTAGCGGCGCAATCTCAAATAACAGGAAAGATTGCTCAAGCAACTGAAATTGCAGGAGCCGACTCTTACACAGAGCAAAACAATATTTTATCTTTTGGAGGGTTAGTCCCTCATTTTAATCCTGTAATATTATCCATTGCACAATTACATTCGATAGTAACCGAAATGCTTGTTGGAGGGAGACTGTTAAATGAATGGGTAAAAAAAACATTTGAGACAAATATACAAGAGGGTATAAAGTCAGAATTCCTAACAGGCATGCTTAAAGGTGAAGGTTCCAAGGCTATGGCGAAGCGCTTCGGGGATAAGATATTTGATGGGGTAAGTACAGATGTGGAAACACTTACGAAGTCCTATATCCAATCCGTTAATGTGCAGGCAATGAACGATGTAATGAAAGCCAACTCCGACATTGTGAAAGGCAAAAAGTGGAATTCGCTTGTAGAAAATAATACGTGTTTAGCATGTTTAGCGTTAGATTCAAGGGACGAAGTTTACCCGCTTGATAGTGGGCCGGAAATGCCTCTGCATCCGAGGTGCTTTCTTTCTAAAAATGTACCAATTTATACTTCTAAAGGGTGGAAGGGTATAGGGGAAATAAAAATAGGAGATTTAGTTCTTACTCATAAAAATAGATTTAGAAAAGTATATGCTACTCCAAGATCGATATATAAAAATCCGGATACAGTCCGGTTTGAATTTAAAAAGGTTAAATTGGCTGGATTTTCGATAACGGCGAATCATCAAATACAGGTTAGTAAACATGGAAGATTTACTCGCTGGAAAGAAGCTGGAGATTGTAAAGATGGGGATCATATTATGATGATGGCGAATAGATGTCAGCGATGCAATAAATTGATTCCTTACACGCAAAAATATTGTGGGCATAAATGTGTTAGTTTAGATATAACGGATAAACAGTGGGCCGATCCAAATCATAGAAAAAATATGTCTCAAAAGGCATCTGCACAAATGAATAGTGAATATGCTTCTGGAGCACGGGATAAATATAAAATAACAAAAAAGGCAAATGCTCGTAATTTAGAATTGATTAAAAATGGGGAGCATATTTTTCAACAAGAAGAAACAATTTTAGCAAATAGGTTGGTTATAAATACCCCTGCACATAATAAGGCCAGTTCTATTAGAATGAAAAAGAAAAATCCAATGTACGATCCTTTGGTTGTTGCAAAAGTTCAAAAGTCATTGGTTGTATATAGAGAAGAACACCCCGAGAAACATCCAAATGTGATAATGGCACAAAAAGGCTTTATGTCTGGTATTGAACGCAAGATGAAACAAATATTGGATAATAGTAAAGTAGAATATGTTTCTCAATTGCCAATACACAGGCCGGGGAAAGGATATTATTACGTTGATTTTGCAATTCCTTCTTTAAAAATAGCAATTGAGGTTGATGGAAGTTATTGGCACAAAAATACAGAAAAAGATGATATACGACAGCAAGATATAGAAGAGCAAGGCTGGACGGTTATCCGTTTTAATGAAAATAGAATTAATAATTGCCTGGAAGAAGTTGAAAAGGAAGTTATTAGGGTTGTATGCAATCATAGAGGGCAATATGAAACTTTTCCTTATCCTGTTACCTCTGTTACAAAAAGAAAATTAAAAAGAAAATGCCATTTATATAATTTGAGCGTGGAAGAAGACGAATCATATATTGCCAGAGGAGTTGTTGTTCATAATTGTCGATGTTTTTGGGAGCCAATTACAAAGACTTTTCGTGAAATGGGAGTCGATATTGATGAAGCAGAAAAGGCGTATCGACCTTACGCAATCCGAGGGAAAATCGATCCAACAACGGGCAAAGTAACGCTTGGCAAGAGAGGAATTAGTAGTGGCAGATTCCTTGGGACTTATGAGGATTTCCTCAAGGGGCAGCCGGAAGCGATACAAAGGCAGATATTGGGGCCGAGTCGATTTGAGTTGTGGCAGTCCGGCAAAGTGAAGTTAATGGATTTTGCAGATAAGAATGGGAATGTGTATTTGTTAAAGGAGCTGAAGGGTAAGGTTGGTGGGGGGCTTTGTTCCTGCAAAGACGATTAGGGAAACAAAAAAATAAAAAATATAAAAGAAAAAGGTTGATATTTTATTAAAAATACTTTATATGTTTAAAAAAGGAGAAAAAAATTATGTTGCAAGTAAGTTACAAACAGGAATCCGAGATTCCCGAAGGCTTAAAAGAACATTATGAAGAAAAGGAAGGAACGTGGATTTTATCTGGTTTTGTCCCGAAGGCGAAACTTGATGAGTTTAGGTCAAACAACAGGGATCTGGCGAAAGCAAAAGAAACGCTTGAAGCGCAACTTTTGAAATTTAAGGATATTGACCCAACGAAGTATGCTGAATCTGTTCAAAAGCTTCAGGAGCTTGAGAATGAACGCCTGGCCGCCGCTGGAGAATGGAAGATTTTGCAGGCAAATCTTGAGCAATCCCATGCCGATGCTTTGAAGGCTGAAAAAGGGAGAGTAAAGGCGATTCAAGAAGGTTGGAATAAAGAGAAGATCGCAAACCAGACAGCGATGGTTGTTATGAAGCATGCAATCCCTGAAGAAGGGAACATGAAATATATTCAGGCGGATATTCTGGAAATGGCGTCTATTGACCTTGAAACGAATCAAATTGTTTTTCTTGATGAAAAAGGACTCAAGAAAAAGAATGAAGCCGGTGACGCAAATCTTACTCTTGAAGAATTTTTAACAAAAACATATATTCCGAAGAGTAAACTGTTTTTGAAATCTCAAGGTGGAGGAGCAATAGGAACACCAAATATTCCTTTTATTGGGGCCGGACAAGTAAGCGTTGATGCTATTTCGGGGCGAAATATTCCGGGAAGTATGATTGAGGATTTAGCAAGCGGGAAAATAGTTGCTATGTAGAGGATTTAATAGAACCTAATAATAATGCCGTAGCTTATTATTGGTGTACAACTTAACGTTTAAAACATAAAGCCTCCTGACCGAGTCAAGAAGGCAATCCCCGAAGGGATTTGATTAAGAAATTAACTATTAATCATTTTTCGTTGGGCATATTGCCTAACACTCACAGGAGGTTTTTATTATGGCTAATACATTAACAGCAATTTTAGTTCAAATTCTTGCCAAAGGGATGATGACTCTGCGTCAGCAAGTGCTGATGACCAGACTTGTCAATACCGATTATTCACTCGAAGCAAAAAAGAAAGGGCAGACAATTGATATCCCTTTGTCCAGTGCAATCACCGCCGCTACAGTAACTCCTGCGGCAACTCCTACTGTTGCATCTGCAATTACCCCTACCGTTGCACAGATTTCTCTTGATAAGTGGTATCATGCGGGATTTAATCTGGATGACCAGGAAGTAGGAAGAATTCGTGCGGATGCAGATTTCATCCCTCTGGAAATGGGGGAGGCATTCAAATCCATAGCGAATAAAATTAATGATTCTGTGCTTGATACTTACAAAGGCGTTTACGGGTATGTAGGTACAGCAGGCACGACCCCTTTTGGTTCTGGTGTGGAGGTTGCCAGTGCTACTAATGTAAGAAAAACCCTGCACGAACAGCTTTGTCCTCGTGACGATAGACGCTGCGTTATGGATTTTGCCGCTGAGGCCGCTGCTCTTAATCTTTCCCAGTTTTCTGATGCAGAGAAAAGAGGTTCTGCTGATACCAAGATTACTGGTAATATTGGCAGAGTGTTTGGCATTGATTGGTATGGTGAAGATGCAGTTCAGACTCATACTCGTGGGGCGATTGGTGCGGGTGCTATGACCGTTAATGGTGCACATGCCACAGTGGGGGTGAAAGCTATTTCCATTGCGAAGGCAGTTGGTGCAAGTTGGGAGGCAGTCAAGGGAGATATTATTTCCTTTGCCGGAGACGAGCAGACGTACGTAATCACCGCTAATGTGACCGTAGTGCATAATGCAAACACCACCATTGCGATTGAACCAGGACTGAAAGTTGCTCTAAGTGGTGGAGAGGCAGTCACAACCAGAGATTCTCATGTTGTCAATCTTGCTTTCCATAGAGATGCTTTTGGGCTTGCTATGCGTGCTCCTGATGCAGGCATTAAGGAATTGTTTGGGACGACTACTGGAAATGTTCTTTCCTCAGTTACCCTCCAGGATCCAGTATCTCAATTAGTTATGCGGCTTGAACTCATTCGTGGGTACAAGATGACCATTTGGGATGTTGATTGTCTATGGGGAACTTCCCTCGTTGATGCTGCAAGGGCTTGTCGTTTGGCAGGGTAGTAAAAAGATATATTTAAAAAGGGGTTGGTGAATTTGCCCATCCCCTTTTAAAAATAAAAAAGGAGGAAGTTATGGGGGTTGTTGAAACAGTTAAAATTGTATCCAAAGAAACAAAAAGTGGGTACATGATTATAAATAAAAGCGATCTTACCACCAGGGATGCAATTTTTAAAGACAATGTTGATGAAGTTGTCGAGGTTGTCGAGGTTGTTGAAAAAGAGGGCGTGGTTATTGAAGAAACAAAAACTTCTCTTTCTAAAAGAGCAAAAAAGGAGGACAAATAAGATGAAAAAAATGAATAAGAAAATATATATTCCCTTTATTCTGGCAGTAATAGCTATTGTGGGGTTCCTGGGATATCAATCAGTAAACGCAATAACATCGACATATGAGCAACCATTATATGGATCAGCAGGAACAGACACGACAAACATCGCAGCAATTCTTGTGGATACTGGAACAACTTTACCTGCCGAAATAAAACAGTATGGGGCAGGTACTGTAGTTACAAAAACAAGCGCAATATCAGCGGCAGGAACAACTACACTTTTCACCGTTACTGGCGAAGTCGAAATGATTATTGTTGGCTATATTGATGTAGCCATGACAGGTACTTCCGGAACACTTTCGGTAGGAATAGCTGGAACTACAGCCGGTTTGATTGCTCAAGCAACTCAAGCGGCTTTGCTTATTGATTTACTTTGGGTAGACGCTACCCCAGCAGCTATAATTGCTAAACCTACCGGATACAAGGTTGTTGCTAACGGGGCTGATGTTATTCAGACGGCAGGAGGAACTGTAACTGCCTCTACAGTAACTTATTATTGTTACTGGAGACCGCTTTCAAGTGACGGAAACGTTGTAGCCGCATAGAATTAATCTTAACATTTAACCTGGGCGGGCAACTCCGCCCTATTATAAGGATTAATATTATGGCGGTAACAGTAATAGTGGAAGACGGGTCAGGTGTCGCAAGCAGTAATAGTTATGTTTCAATAGTAACTATTACCGACTGGGTATTAACTAATCCTCATGATAGTACCTGGGCTGCCTTAACAGATGCTCAAAAGAATGGTTATGCTGTTATGGCCTGCCGTGTCCTCAATGAGCAAATGGATTGGGATGGTTGGCAAACAGATGCGGATCAATCCCTTGACCTTCCTCGTTC